ACTATTGACTTCAATTCCATTAAGTTCGATTAAGGCGCAAGCAGCCTCATATTTAGCTGCATAGTTATTCCCTTCATGGAACTCTGAAACCATACCCACAGGGTTCAACACTCGGCTTGCAACAAAATAGAGCAAGGCTTGGAGATAACTCGTCGGTATGTCGATAGGTACCAAAGAGGGGTCGCTGACAATGAGTGCTTGGTCGAGCTTAGGGTGAGTAGCCCGATAAACAACATCAAGATACTCCGTATCAAGTGTGGTGGGTACCACCATAGACCTGAGTGTAGGTGTTCGGATCGAGTCTGCATCATCCACAACATTAAGCGTAAGTTCATTACCTGATGCATCGTAGATACGCTCAATCTTAATGATATCGTCTTGGAAAGGTTTACTAAGATCCTTAATGTAATTCTCAGGTAGTGAGCCATTAGCAGCCTCTGAGTATTTACTGGATATATCATATTCCTGAAGTCCCTCGCTTAATTGGATTCGTACTTTACCTTCACGGATCAAGAACCGCTTATGTAAGTCAGATAAACCAAGTGAAACACTGGCTGCAATCTTTAACTGATCATCGGCATTAACCAAACCAGCATCACCACTACCCATGTATACTTGCGATAATTCCCCATAGGAGAGTTGTTCAAATATCTCTTTTAAGTTCATACGTACCTCACACTATGTAGGAATCTATTTGATAATCGTCTTCTTGCTCTTCCATTTCCCACATACCATCGTCTGATTGTTTCATCTCAGTTTCTTCTGATGGTTTCCAGGGATTCATGAGCGCTAACATTGAGATGGTGTCAGAGAAATCATCATGCTTAGATCTGAAACCATTCTTTGAAACCAGTGATAATTCATCCATACACTGAAGCATTTCTGGACCACTCTTCTTCTCGATAGGGAAATAAATCTTCCGCATCTTGAATTGAGGGACCATGACGTTGAAACGCTGTAATTTATTAGTTGAGGGACGAATACCCGGCTTGTTGTTATTGTTTTCAGACGCTAAAGGGAAATAGATATTACGGTTTAACATCTGATCTTGAATCCATTGAATGAATCCACCCTGTTGACCGCTGACCTCTACCCCAACACTCTGAGGTCTATACATCTGTGCCAACCTAAATAGATCATTAATGTTCTGATCCATTAACTGCCTACGACAGATACCATCAACCCAATACCAATCACCTGTATTGCTATAAGCCCATACAGAGATTACTGAGAAGTCGCTGGATTGAGTCTGACTCGTTGCAAAGTCAGTGGTGATATAGAAGTTAAACCTTGGTTTATGTTTAACAACTGAATCGATACGGAACCAACCAATATCACCATCTTGAATAAGACGATCATCTTCAGACATGATCCGAAGCATGAGTTCCTGATTGAAGGTATCAACCTTGCCTAGCTTTAAAGCAGTCTCGTACTGTTCTTTAACATACTCATAGGTAAAACGATCAGGCCAACTACCCTGAAACTCTTCTTCGGTACAAGGGAACTGTTCACATACAGGGAATACATTGACAGCCCAAGCACCTGATTCAACCGCCTTATAAAAAGGATCTTTTGCATTAAATGGTGTACCTGACCAGATAATCATGTTCTTCTTAGGGTGAAGTGCGTAGTTAACGGCTTTATAGACTGTATCTTCTACAGCCGCGATAACCGTTGCACTACGCGCATCTTCATCACTGATTAAGTCATCGAGTACCGCTAACTGAGGACGCTTACCCATTTCCTTGGCACCACGAACACCTGTCTTGGCCCCATACCCTTTAACGATAAGTGTCTTACCATCCTTATTAACAAACTCCCAGCGGATATCGGTAAAACGGACTTGAGGTACCCACTCTTTTAGGAACTCTGAATTCTCCCATCTGAATTCCAGGTTCTTACGCATGTTCTTTACACCGTTCTCAATAGAGTCCGACACGTACAAAGCCAGATCCACTAAACCAAAACTGGCCAGTTCTCCGTAGGTAGCGATGTACAAGAACAAGTACTCAGCCATCAAGGTAGTCTTTGCAATACCACGATGGCAGAGGTTGATAATCCGCTTACCACCATCGGTAATCGTATCAAGCATGTAGTAGTGAACTAATGGCGTTAAGTTCTCTTCTCCATCTTGACCGTTAACAAGCTTAATGAACGTAACGAACTCAAGTGCGAAGTCACTTGGAATGTAACTAGGATCAATCGAATAATCAGTACGGTTCAGGTAATCCTCTACCTTCCATACTTCCTGTTCTTTCCCTAGTAATAAACCCTCCGTGGCTTTAACAACACGAGAGTTAGGCATAAGGTGTTTTACCTACAGAACCGCACCAAAGTCGGTATGCGTCAACCTCTTCAAAGGTCGCAAAAGTGCGATTCTTCGTGAGCCAACCAAACCAAGAACGACATACAAGTACCTTGGTTCCAGGGGATTCAGGATGAAGTAACCATTTAGTCTTCAACTTTCTCTCCTTCGATAATTCGAGAATGTGCGACTTCTTGGGCATTCATGCCGCCTTGTTGGATCATTTCACGCTGCATCTTCACAAGTTGTTGTGTCGATTCCCTAAGCGCCTGAATAGAACCGTCTTCTTGGGTATTAACCTGTAACTCCATCTTCTGAGTCTCAGGCCGTTTAAGGTGTGTAAGTAGAGAATTAGCAGCATCACTTCTGACTTTCTCAGAATGTGCTGAAACCATTAATTCAGCTTGAACATTGAGTGCTCTTTGGAATAGATCTTGGTTTAGAACCCATGAAGGAACTAAGGTCTGCTCCATTAAAAGATTAACTAACTTGGATTTGTTATAAGCCGTGACATAACTAGCGATGTCTTTAGGTAGAACACCTTGCTTATTCCATCGATCAATCTTCTCAGGGAACGTAGTCGAGAATGCATCGATGTTGGTTTTACCCATTAGCTTGTGGCTAACGTACTTAACTGCATCGATGTAGTTACTAACCTTGAACTTCCCTTCTTGCATGACCCTGGTATAACTCAATAAGTTATCCCTGTAAGTCTCATACATATCAGGATCATTCAAAGTAGCGTCAATCTTCTTTATCAACTCAGGATTAACCGACTTCTTTAACGTAGCCGGTAATGCCTGTTTGAATTGATCAATGGTGGTTTGATCCATTAAGCATCCTCTCCCAGAACGAAACCATTGACCAAAAATGCCTTAGCCTTGTCGAGTAACCAGTTAATCTCTACGTCAGTTAAACCAAGATCAGCACGAACATCTAACCGTCCTTCCTTGTTCAAACCAAGGACAACAACAGAGTCAAAGTTACCAACAGCCTGCTCTAGAACAGCATCGGGACTCTTGGCAGCATCTTTCGGGTAAAGCTTGGTGACTTTAGTGTCAGGCATTAGTCGTGCTCCGTTGGGTTCAATAGACGCTCTTTTAGGAGATAACCCTCAAGTTCCCAAATCTTCTGACGTGCATCTTCAAAGGCAATCTGTCTACCAATTTCTTTATCAAAGTTTTCGGGACTAGCACAGGCGCTCTTACCAACAACATTGAAGCCATTACGTAAAGTAAGCAGACAGACTGTTACAGTAGAATCCGCAAAGATGTGATACTCCGCTTTATCAATCGTCTCATCGATTGAAGTAGGAGTTAGACGAGGGGCATTTAACCCTTTGGTTTGGATCTCTTGTTCAATTTGAGCTTCGCTCATTAGGAATATCTCCCAGCTAAGTTGAATAACAAAGCTGGAAGATAAAAGAGTAAAAAATCTTTTTCTGAAGAAATTTAAGGGTATTGAATCATTTTAGGAATAATCTCTAAGTCCCAAGTACTACTAGACTCCATCATTCCCATGAACTCTCTGAAGGCAGCACGACTCTGTGTCACTGCATTACGGTAAGTATTTGATCGATCCATGATTGGTTTATATTCATAACCTAAACCAATACAACCTTTAAAATTGAATGGCCAGTTACCGGGATGAATCATTATGTAATCCCTATCAGGTACATCTTGAACCTCCCAACCTTCATTAAACTCTTCACCTGAAGAGGACTTAACAACAGGACTGTACCTCAAACCAAGGGTATAAATACCTTCAGGGATACAAGACTCACCTCGCTTATTACCCTTCCATGGTAACTCTACAGTATAGAAATCAGAACCATCTGGCATGACGATCTTACCGAACGTCCCGTCCGGGGAATAGGCGAATCGCTCAAGAACAATAATATTAGACATAACTACCTCACTGATTGAATGTGAGGTTATTTTTAATAAGACAGTAAACTTTTTCTGAAGAGAATTAAGAGTAAATGAACTTTAACTATATAGGGGGATACTTAAAGCTCACTACTCTGAGGCATAACTATAGATATACAGGACAGGTAATCACTTCCCCTAGTCACCAAGGGAAGTATTACCCATGACCTATTACTTAGTATAGCTCAGCCCAATAAGCTTAACCAAGTAACCAGTGAACAGGAGCATACCTATATAACGCATAGTGTAGTAGCCACTTACATATTATTTACTGTACAAATTATATACAGCAGGTATTTGAGAATTTTCATATTTGCTTATGAGAGTAGTAACTGAATGAAAACTTTTTCAGATTTTTCATTTCTACTTACGGTAGTAGGTCTGACTATCTCTAACCAAAACAATTGAGTACCC